TACTGATGTTGTTCTTGTAAACCATAGTTCTGGCGGTACAGCTGGAGCTTACATGGCACAAGCTAACTTAATTGCTGACGGATCATTCAAAATATCTGTCACCAATTTGACAAGTAGTTCTGAGTCTGAAGCGATTGTTCTTAGCTTTGTTGCCCTCAAAGGTGCTTCAAGCTAATGGGAATGTACGCTTTTAGGCGTATGAGGGAACAAAATGAAGCTGCTCAAAAGGCGGCTTCAGTTTCCACATCTAAGCCAAAACCTAAAACAAAGCCCAAAAAGGTGAAACTCAATGGCGATAACTCTTGATGCAACTGTTGGTGGAGCTAACGCTAACACTTACATAACTCTTGCTGATGCAAACTCTTTTATTGAGGGCTTAGTTCTCAATGATGACACTGCCGCATGGGACGGTTCAAGCAACGATAATAAAAATCGTGCATTGTTTACAGCGGCTCAGAGGATAGACAGAGAAAAGTTTTTGGGCGCCAGGGTAGCCGATACTCAAGCTTTGGAGTGGCCGAGGTCAGGAGTAAGAAAACCTGATACATACACTAACCTGTATGGTTTGAGCTTTCCAAATAGATTAGTTGCAGATTATTACCTTGATACTGAAATCCCAGACAGGGTAAAACACGCACAAGTAGTTTTAGCTGTTTATTTAAATAACAATAGAGGAGGACTTGATCTTTCTGGTTTGGAAGATTTTGCCTCAGTTAATATTGGAAACATAAACGTCACTCCAAGATTTTATGGGGCTGTGGGCATTGATAGGATTCCACCAATCGTTGACCACTATTTAATGGGTATTAGAATAGGTGGAAGAGCAAATTTACAAATCAAGAGGTCTTAAATGTACACAGACTATCCAGCAGCAAAAATAATTAATGATACAGCAGCCCATACTGGAAGGTTTGGCAAGATTGTAGCATTACAAGATTCAGTGATTAACACTTTAGCCGCTGAAAATATTACTGGTGATTTAACAAGCTTGCAGTTTAAATCAACCGCTGAAATATGTGGTGTAATTACCAGCGTAAAATTAGACAGTGGTACTGTAGTAGCTTATTTATTATGAGTCTTGCTAATGCACTAAAAAAAGCCGCCAGTGCCTCACTGAAGAAACTTGGTGGTGATGTGACTATCAGAAAAGTAACAGCAGGGGCATATAACACCACTACTGGAGCTATCACAGAATCTACATCTGATACGACTATCAAAGGTGCATTAAGTAATATTTCAAGAAATCAGGTCAATGATTTGATTGAATCACAGGATAAGTTGCTCACTATATCTGCTGGTGATCTTACATTTGTCCCTACAACAAAAGACAGAGTCGTGATAAGTAATGTTGAATTTAAAATTATTCAAGTAATAACAAATGAGCAGAATAATACTGCTGTAAGCTTTGATCTTATCTTGAGGTAAAAATGACAAGGAAAATAAGGCTGGATCAAATAGATGACGTAATGAGGGAGGCGGTAGAAAATTTAGTTGCATCAACTACTCTCGAATGGACAGCAAGAGTTGTATTTGCGACACCAGTTGATACTGGTAGGCTCAGAGCAGCTTGGCAAACTGATATAAAACCATTTGAAGGTACAGTTTTTAATAATGTCGCATATGCAGAGCCTGTATGCTTTGGTGTTAACTTGCCACCATCATGGGGCAAAATTTATAGAACAAGACAAGATACTGTTGCGGGATTCCCAGAGCTTATTGGAAAAGAACTTGAGATTTATGCCAAAAGACGATATGAACAAATCAAGAGAGGTATTTAATGGCTGCAATTGATTTAAATACAGTAAGATCCACAATAGAGTCTAGGTTAGCCACAGAGCTTGCCTCAAGCCCTGCAATCCCTGTTGTATTCAATAACATGACCTTTGATTCAACAACAGAAGATACTTTTGTTCAATGTGTCACTAGTTTCGGTGCAAATGAATATTTGACTCAAGGTGATTCAAGCACTGCTACAAATAATGTTGTTGGCTTAATTCTTTTAAATATTTTTACAGAGGAAGGTATAGGGGCAGGGTCTAATTATACGATTGGCAAGAGACTGAGGGACTTATACAATAGGATCACTGTTTCTAATGTAATTTTTGATTCACCTATAGGGCCTGAGATATTAACATCCAGTCCAGAAGGAAAGTTTCAAACACAAATTAGAATCACTTTTAATGTTTACGAGGATCTTTAATGGAAATTACAGAAGCAATGCTTGATGTTATCGAAGCTGTAAAGGGCAGAAGAGAACCACAATATTGGGACAATCAATGCAGACGATACATGGAAAAACAAGAAGCACAAGCAAAAGCTGTAAAAAAACCAAAAAAAGGTTAATATTATTATAAATCTTTCTTTTAACTGTTATGGCAAAGGTAAAAGGTGATGTTGGGCAAGTCAAATTTGATGATGGTGGCTCATCTGTAAACCCTGTTCTTGGTACAACTAGCTGGTCAATGTCTATTTCAAAGGACACTCAAGAAACAACCGCTCAAGGTGATACTTTTAAGTCTTTTGTTGGTGGTCTTATTGAAGGCGAAGGCACAGCAGAACTTCTTTATGATGATTCAGCATCAGGTGAGACAGCAACTTTTGTTGATGGTGTTTTGACTACTGGTGATGCGGGTACTGCAGCTTTTGAATTATTCCCTGATAGTTCAAGTGCAACAAAGAAAATTTCTTTCAATGGTATTATCACAAACTTTGAGCAAAGTTCTTCTTTAGGTGATCCAAACACAATCAGCATTACATTCAAACCAACAGGAACAATTACCTCTGCTATTTAATTAACGTAAAAACTTCGCATTTTATTTATGGCAAATCAAAGAACCGCAGACCTTTTAATTGGTGCTTTCAAGGATGAAATGTCCACCCGAAGAAAGTATGAATTGAACACTCCTAACGGAACAAAAATAGATTTATATTTTCCACCTATAACCAGATTTGACAGGCAAAAAGCACAACAATTAGCTGGCACTGATGAAGCCTTGACTGTATCTACACAGCTTCTTTGTAAAATGGCACAAAAAGAAGATGGAAGTCCTGCTTTTGATATGTCAGATGCTCCGATATTACAAAGATCATTGCCAGAAAAAGTGTTAAATGATCTTGAACTGTTTTTATTTAATATTGACTTAGATATTGATACAGCAAAAAACGAATCAAGCGAGATAACTGGTTAAATTTTGAGTTTTTTCTCGCAAAAGAATTAGGCAAAACATTACAAGAAATGAGAATGAATATTACTGAAGAGGAATTAATATATTGGGCTGCTTTCTTCGATCTTAAAAACGAAAGGGAAAAAAGAGAATATAATCGTCAAAAGGCAAATACAAGGTAATATATAATAAAGTCTTTTTTTATTTGTGGCACAAGCAAATGTAAAACTCACTGTAGATGCGTCAGGAGCCACTAGAGCATTACAGGGAGTCCAAAATAGGACTAATGCTTTACAGAAGTCTTTTGGAGGCTTAAAAAGTGCAATTGTTGCATCAGGGATTGTTTTACTTGGAAGGCAAGCAGTAAGGACATCTGCAAATTTTAATAAATTAAATGTAAGACTTGGTTTACTTACAAAAGCATCAGGTACTTTCGCAAGATCACAAGAAATAGCTTCAGATGCTCAGGAAGCCTTTGGTTTAAGTTCCACAGAAGCATTAGAGGGCATTACTGATATAACAGCTAGATTACAACCTTTGGGAGTAGGTGTTGAAGATATAAAGTCAACATTTTTTGGATTCAATACTGCCGCTAAGTTGGCTGGTGCTTCCACAATGGAGGCCTCAAACGCTTTTAGGCAGTTAGCACAGGCATTAGGTTCTGGAAGATTACAAGGCGATGAATTTAGAAGTATATCAGAACAGATCCCAACACTTTTAGCACCTGTTGCTGATGAATTAAATACAACTGTTGGCGAACTGAAAAAGTTTGCATCTGAAGGAAAACTTACAAGTGATGTTGTTTTAAGAGCATTAAGAAAAATAGAAACGGAAGGAGCAGGGTCTTTAAAGGCATTGATTGAAAATGACCCTACGCAAGTATTTAAAAATTTATCAAATGCTACTGAAGATTTATCAAGAGCTTTTGGTGAAAAACTTAATCCAGTTGTATTACCTGCTGTTAAAGCCCTGACAGAGCTTACAAAAGCTATAGTCAATTTTATGAATACGCCATTAGCTCAAACTATTGCGATATTAACAGGTGTAGCTTTTGCTGCCAAAGCTATTTCTGTGGCTGTTGGTTTAGCCGCAACAGGGTTGACAATGCTAACAGCTAAATTAGCAATAACTGGAACACAAAGTATTATTGCAGCCGTTGGATTGAAAGGACTTGCTGGATCTAGTTCTTTGGCCGCTATTGGTATTGGTAAAGTTACTGTTGCTCTAGGATTATTGAAATTCGCCACAATAGCAACTGGATTTGGTGCTATTGCTCTAGCTATTGGTGGCATAACTACTGCGGTTATAAAACATAATCAAGAACAAAAAAAATTCAATGATTTAGTCAAAGAAGGTTCTGAAACAAGTGTTGAGGCAGCTATTAGTCAACTTGAAATAAAAAGATTAAAATTAAGAAATAAGCTAGAAGAAACCAATGATAAGAGAGCCACAAATTCTATTAAAAGAAAATTAAGAGACAATGAAGAAGATATTAGACAATTGTTAGCAAGATTGAAAATTATTAGAGACGAAAAGAAAGCTATTGATGAAAGCACAAATTCTGCAAACAAATTAAAAGAGGCATTTAAACAAGTTGGAGATAAAATTGCAACTGGTGTTTCTGATGCTCTTACAGATGCAATATTACAAACTAAATCATTGGCAGATTCTGCAAGAAATCTTTTGCAAGGTATCGCAAGAGATTTAGTAAGGCTTGGTGTTAATACATTTTTAAGTTCTACGTTTGGAGGAATATTTTCTGATTTACCTAGTTTTGGCGGTAAAAAAGCTGCTGGCGGCCCTGTATCAGCTAACAGGAGTTTTTTAGTTGGTGAAAAAGGCCCAGAAATGTTTGTTCCCTCAAGGGCTGGGACAATTATCCCAAATAATCAATTAGTTGGAGGTGGTTTGACAAATAATATTGTTGTTAATGTTGATGTCAATGGAGGTGTTGATGCACAGGGAGGAGAAGAAGAAGGCAGAGAACTTGGAAGGCTCATTGCGGTGGCGGTACAATCTGAGATAATACAACAGAAAAGAGCAGGGGGACTATTAGCATAATGGCAACTTTTCCAGATATTAAACCTTCATATGGCGCAAGAAAAACTAACGCACCCGATTTTAGGGTTGTAAGATTTGCTGATGGATATGAACATAGAATAATTTTTGGTTTGCCAGCTAATCAAAACCCGAAACTATTTAATTTTACATGGAATGTCAGTGAAAGCGATGCGGATACCATCGAGGATTTTCTTGACGCTCGTGGAGGAACAGAAAGTTTTGACTACACACCAGCAGGGGAGAGTTCTTCTAAAAAATTCGTTTGCGAGACTTGGACAAAAACAATTCCATATCTTAACAGAGCCACAGTTAATGCAACATTTAGAGAAGTTTTTGAGCCATGAGTACAGCCCCTATAGTTTCTGATTTACAAAAAGCTAACCCATCAGCAATCATTGAAATGTTTTCTCTGACCACTGATGCAACTTTGCATGGATCGACAGCTACTTATAGATTTCATAATGGAACAAATGCTTTGAGTAACGGTAACATCATCTGGGCTGGTAATACTTATGTAAAGATGCCGATCACAGCAGAGGGCTTTGCTTTCCAACGTGGACAGATTCCTAGACCAACTCTAACTGTTAGCAATGCTCTAGGGACTATTACAGCAATTCTTTTGAATGTTAACTCAGTTACTACTGGAAACGACTTAACTGGTGCAACAGTTACAAGAATAAGAACTTTGCTTAGATTTATTGACAGTGGTAATTTTGCTGGCAATACAAATCCATTTGGCACACCAGATCCTACCGCAGAGTTTCCTCAAGAAATTTATAAAATAGATAGAAAATCGACAGAAAGTAGAGACATTGTTCAATTTGAATTAGCTGCCCCTTTTGATCTTGCTGGAGTAAGAAGTCCTAAAAGGATTTGCACTAGAGACAATTTTCCCAGTATTGGAACTTTTATTGCATGAACTGGAAAGACGCTGCTTTGGCTCATGCGAAAGACCAAGATCCCAAGGAATCATGCGGTCTTTTACTTAACATAAAAGGCAAAAAAAGATATTTTCCTTGTAAAAATTTATCAATGACAGCTTTTCAATGCTTTATTATTGACCCAGAAGATTATATAAAGGCTGATAATACAGGAGATATAATCGCTGTTGTTCATAGTCACCCTGTTACACCACCAGTAGCAAGTCAATCCGATAAAGTTGCCTGTGAACAAAGTGGTCTTGTATGGCACATAGTAAACCCTAAAACAGAGTCATGGGGCTATCTAAAGCCAACAGGGTATAAAGCTCCTATTATTGGCAGAGAATGGGCTTGGGGAGTCACAGATTGCTATACCTTAGTTCGTGATTGGTATAAAGAAAAATTAAACATAGATTTGATTGACTGGCATAGACCTACAACTTTAGAGGAGTTTAATAAGAATCCTATGTTTGAAAAGTGTGCAGAAGAAACAGGTTTTAGAGAACTCAAGCCAGATGAGAAACTTGTAAACGGTGATTTATTATTTATGTCAATTTTGTCTAATAATCTTAATCATGTGGCAATTTTTATTGATGGTGATGTTTTACATCATTTAACAGATAGACTTAGTTGTATAGAGCCTTACTCTGAATGGTTGTTAAAATGTACAGGAAAGAGGTTGCGTTATGTTGCGTAAAATAAAACTTTATGGAGAATTAGCCACTTTTGTTGGTCATAAAGAATTTGAAGTTAAAGCAGATACACTTGGTCATGCAGTAAGTTTTTTAGTAAATAATTTTGAAGGAATAGATAGATATATGAATCCTAAATATTATCAGGTAAAAGTTGGTGATTATGCTGTGGATAAAAATGAAATAAATGACCCAATCGGACAACAGGATATTCATTTTGTACCTGTTATACAAGGTGCTGGTGGTAATACAGGAAAGATATTACTTGGGGCGGCTCTAATTGCTGCTGGTATGGGAGCTTTTGGAGCTTTTGGAGCCAAAGCGGTAGCCTTTGGAAAAGGTGCTGGAGGTTTTGCTGCGGCTAGTATGGGTGCAAAAGCTTCATTTGGTATAGGTGCTGGATTACTTTTGTCTGGTGTTAGTGATATGTTATTTCCATTACCAGCAATGCCAGAATTTAAAAGTGAACAAGACCCTAGAATTTCATTTGGTTTTAGTGGAACATCTAATACTTCAAGAGCTGGAACTCCGGTCCCAATTTGTTATGGGGAGATCATAACTGGCTCAGTGGTGATCAGTGGAGCCGTTGACAC